GAAAAAGGAAACAAGTCAGCTGGTACTAGAACACGCAAACTTCTTCAAGACATTAAGTCTATCTGCCAAGCAGGTAGAACCCACGTTCAAGAATCTAAGACTTCTGAAAAGAAAGCTTAATTCTATTAGAACAAAAAGTTCACATTTAAGGGCGGGTTTTATAACTCGCCCTTATTTTTTTAAAACTCGCCTCATTTTTTTAGTACAATTGTATAAATTAAAATCATTTTGAACATGGAAGATCTATTCAATCTCAATCTCGATGATTTCTCTAACAAATCATCATCCGCTTCTCGTAAAATTGACGAGAACATGTACAACCCGGGTCCAGACCAAGGCCAGAACGGAATCTACAAATCAGTAGTTCGTTTCATTCCTTGGGTAACCGATCCATCGAAAAGCCGTTATAAAAAATACGCGGCAAAGCTCATTAATCCTTTGACAAACGAAAAACTTTACGTTGACTGTCCGTCAACCACTGGAGCATCGTCAATTCTTTGGACTCTTGATCTTGAGTTGAAACGCTTGAAAAACGAAGAACCTCAAATCGTTGAGGAGATTCAAAAGTACTTCAATCGTTATTACAACTATTACTCATGCGTTTACATTAAAAAGGACCCACAGTTTCCTAACTTAGAGGGTCAAATCAAGGTGTACTCGTACGGTTACACAATTGATAACTTGATTCAGCAAGAAATCAATCCAGAATCCGAGTTAGTAACAACTCAAAAAATCAATCCATTCTCACTTACTCAAGGTAAGGACTTTGTTCTAGTTATCAAGCGTAAGACTAAAGCTTGGAGAGATTTTAGCTCTAGTAAATTCATGAATGAGGTTAGTCCGCTAATCATCTCTCATGCAGGTAAAGAAATCGCAGCATCTACTGATCCAAAGGTCATGCAGTTCGTTAGCGAGTACTTTAAGAAACAATCGCCTGATATGAGCCAGTACTTCTATCAAGACTGGACAGATCATGAATACGAAAAGGTTGCTGAGTACATCAAAGCAATCGTTCCTTACAAGCAAATCATTGATAATTTGGTTGCCAATACTAAGGATGAGAGAATGAAGAAACACTTCACTAACTCTAAAGCAATCAATCGTTCTCAAGCCCCACTTGGTGAGTCTTTAGACTTTGAAACTCCGGCTCCGGCTAAATCAGCAAGCTCGTCAATGTCAATCGATTTAGAAGATGATTTTGGAGTGAATGATTCTCCTGCTGCTCCTCCAGTTGCACCAGCTTCAAACGCTAAACCTTCTGCAAAGGCGGCAGATGATCTAGACGAACTTTTTAATAGTCTATAAAAAATCATAATAGTAATGTCAAACAAAACTAAAAACGAAAAGGCTGCTGAAGTGTCTCAAGAGATGCCAGCCGACCAAGGTGCACCGATTGCAACTCTGCTTTCGTCGATTTCCTACACGAATCAAGAGGATTACGAAAAATTCTTGGACGGCTTGACTACTGAGCATGCACTAATTGTGTTAATCTCAGCGGCTAATCACTGCCAAGCAAAGGGTATATTTAACCTAGAGGAGGCTGAGCTCGTAGCGAAAGCAATTAGAAAGATCAGCAAACCTCAACCTCAAGAACAACAAGAAGGAGAATAATATCATGAACTTAGTAATAGACGGAAATGCTTTTTTAAACGTTGCAGTTAGCATAGCAAAGAACATCTTAGCTAATGATAAGCGAGTGGGCGAAAAGTACTACGTTTCTGATCTATTAAGCGATGATAAGTTCATTCTCAAACAGGCAAGTAAGGATACTTTTCGAAATTTTTCAATAAATTATTTCGGAAGTATCCTTGCTCCCTTTAAAGACAATATTAGCTCAGTCTTTTTCGTGTTCGACTCAAAGAGCTGGAGAAAGAAATACATTAAGGAACACTTTGAAACTCATGGTGAAGGCGACTTCTCATACAAGGGTCAACGTAAGTACGATGATAAAATTTATTTGTTCTTTGAGTACTTTCAATCTGAAATTCTAAACACAATCTCAGAAGAATACGGAGTTGTCGTTAGCCGAGTTCCTGGTGCAGAAGGTGACGATTTAATTGCCTACATTTGTGAAAATCTACCGGAGGACATCTGTATTTGGTCAGTCGATAAGGATCTAACCCAGCTTCTTGAAAGCAGCAAGCGTAAGATCATTCTAATGATGCCAAAACAAATGACCAAGTACAAGAAGATTTATACAACTGAGGACTTTGGCCAAATTTCTGAACCTGAAGTTGATCTGTTTAACTTTAATATCGACTCGATTGACAATTCAGCAATCACCAATATCATAAGCGATCTAACTAAAAAGGATTACAAACACCTGACAGTCGATCCGGCCCTAGACATTTTAACTAAGTGTCTCGCCGGCGATGCTTCTGATAATATTCCAAGAGTTCATCCAAAAATGACTCCTTCTAAGCTTGCTAAAATCATTGAGCACGTTAAGACATCAATAGATTGGAAGGACGTGAAATCCTATATTGATTCGGGCAACCAGGTCTTCATGGATCTATTACGTGAAGTAACATGTGAAACTCTAAAGATAAAGGACCTGGGTGAATGGCAGACGATCGAGAATAACATTAATCGCAATAAGACACTTGTCAGGTTAAGCACAACTTTATTTCCACAAGAAATCGTTGAATCTATCAGACAGAACGTTGATCTTTCTTCTAGACGAAAGTTTAACTACTACAAATTTAAAAAAAACTATAAGCACTAATGAGCACAGAAATACAGACTGGATTTATTCCATTATTTGAACGAGTCCTTGTTTTACCTGACAGCGTTGAAGTAAAGACTGAGACCGGTATAATTCTTCCGGTTGATGCAAGAAAAAGACCTAACACCGGAAAGGTGATTGCACTAGGACATCTAGTGTCAGAAAATTCTAAATGCCCAGTGAAAGTTGGCGATAGAATACTCTATCAAAGATACGCGGGCCTTGATGTCAAATGGGATGGCTCAGACTATCACTTAATAATGGCAAATGATCTCTTAGCCATAATCAATAAGGATCAAGACACTCAATTTGAACTTAAAGAAAATGCTTAAAAAATTTACAGAATTTATCGCTGAGAGCTCTGAATCATCTGGAAAGTACCGACTTTTTTGTGATCTAGACGGAGTTCTTGTCGATTTCGACCGAGGTTTTATTGCCCTACCTAATAACAAGGAGGGACTAACTCCAAAGGAGTACGAGGCGAAACATGGAAAGGATTCAATTTGGCCAATGATTGACGCCTTAGGCGAATCTTTTTGGACGAATCTTCAGTGGATGAAAGACGGCCGCGAACTTTGGGACTACATCAAACAGTACGATCCAATAATTCTTTCGGCTCCGAGCAGACATCCGGGCTGTTTCACAGGAAAAGCTAAATGGGTAAAGCAGCATTTGGGAATAGACCAAGACCCAGTTACTGATCCTAATAATTTTTCAGCTGAGACCAGGTTTATCCTGGCGAATCACAAACATGATTACGTTAAACCAGCTGAGGATCTTTTGAAAAAGCACCCAGTTCTAATAGACGATTTTTCGAAAAAACTGGAGAAATGGACAAAGGCTGGCGGAACAGGAATTCTTCATAACGACGCGACTGATACAATCAGAGTCGTTGAAGAAATGATGAACTCTGAGGCTAACGACTAAAGTTCTCGGACTTAAACCGAGTGGTGGAATCTGACTCCGGTCGGCCCTAAATAAAAAAGGACCCCAATGGGGTCCTTTCTTTTTGTATTGACTTTCTTTTAGAAAGAAGGAGTAAATCCGGTAGAGTTTGAAGCAAGCTGGCCACCAGCACGAGTGATAGTGATTCGATTGATGAATTTGTGAATTCCTCTTGGGAAGTCAACAATAATATCAATGATACCTGCATTATTTTCAAGAACTTCTGTTCCGTTATTTGAATCATCAAAGATAACATCAAACGTTGAAATTCCTCTAGCGTCCTGAACTGCAGTTAAGTAGTTCTTAACTAGAGTCTTAACTCTTAGTCGAGTTGTCGTATCGTTAAATTCAAACAAGTAGTTCAATAAGATTCTTTCGATGTCTCTTTCGATTGTAACTAGCGCCTCTCTTACGTGAATGTTATTTAGAGCAGATCTTACTCTTTGGTAACCTGTGTTGTTTGAGAAGATCATGATTCCAAAACCTCTACGTCTTACGATCAAGTTGAAACCTACTGGTTCAAGATAATCGCGATCCGCATTAGTTAGATCGTATTCAACTCCGACAACTTCACCTTCAGTAATAATACCTCTCTTACCTGCTACGATAGAGAAGGTATTTCCACCAGAGTATTTCTTCATGTAAGTGTTTGCAACGAATGCCGCAGGTGGAATAGATTTATTTTTACCCGCTTCGAAGATTACTAGGTTAGGCATGAAATACGCAGCGTAAGAAGCGATTGCAATACCGTTCTTTTCACCAGTTGCAAATCCAAATGTGAATGCTGGATTGGTTGATAGATTACCTCCCGATGCAATGTATTCAGTTGAAACTAAGTTTGTGTTAACGTCAATGAATGATGGATCAATAGATTTCTCATATTGAGCAAAAGATGGAGCGTTTAGGATAGCTAAAGCTTTTCCGTGATCTGCTGCAAGTTGAGCAAGTTGACTCTTAGATGAAGGAGAAACTTGACCTTCAAAAGAATCGATGATGTATCTAAAATCCAGAGTTTCATTGTCTGCAATTGTTGATGCAAGATTAGTTGAATCAAACAAATAGTCTAGAATATAGTCTTGACGAGCAGCAGTTCCATTAGGATACAACTGTGAATCATCAACTAACATTGCTGGTACGTGGAATCCACGAAGATCAGTAACGTAGTTCTTAATTCCCTTGTAAACGGTTAGAACCTGATTAGTAAGATCCATTCCAATCACATTTGAATCAAGTGGAGTATCTACAGTAACTGTGTACTTAAGAGTCTTTGTTGGAAGACTGCTCGGTCCGTAGTTTACTGTTACCAGTTGACTGTAAACTGATTTAATTCTTAATGAACGATTACGAATAACTTGATCGCCGTTTCCGTCTTTAACTATTCCAGCCTTGATCCATTGTCCAACTTTGAAGAATGAATCGACTAGGGCTCTCTTTGATGCAACGTAAGAAACGTTACCGTTAGGAGTTTCCTTTTTCGCAGGGTTTCCATAAAGAGATGGATCCACTGTAAATACTAGCTGATTAGGCGAGAAGTACTTATAGTTATTAGGACCGCTTGTTATGAAGTAAGCTGAATCAGTTAGATCGAATTGAGCTTTAAATTGATCTTGCGTTGCTGAGGTTAGGTGTAAGTACTCAAAGCCAGAGTCAGTTATGTACTCTGCATCTACTTGGTTAGTTAGAGTTGCGTCTTGGTAACAGTAGAATTCGATGTACTTAATTTGACCAGTAGTCTGAGTCTTAACTAGACCATCAGTTGAAAGGTATAGAACGCTAGGTGTATTAGATGGAGCGGCTAAGTAGTTTAGTTTATCTCCAGTCTTAATGAAGCCGTTTGTCCAAGCTGTGTAAAGTTTACTTCCGATTGTTGCAACAATGTACTTATCGCCTGTTCCAGGATCAATAGTATACGTTTCACCAGCTGCGTAAGTTGAATTGTAATCAACATCATCTAGTTTGAAGTAATAATCGTAGTAAGCTGATTTACGATAGCTTAGAGTATCAATTAATGCAACTGCATCTACTCCAGCAATACCATCGTCAACTGTGTAAAGAGTTTTAGATGAATCAGTTGTGTTAAGTTCATCAAAACCGTATCCAACTAAGTCAATTCTTTGTTCAGCGATAGGTTCAACTGCACTACCACTATCAAAGGTTGCGTTAGTTAGGTCGATCATATCAACTTTCTTGTAATCGATTGCGCAGAATACGCCAGATTGGCTAAACTTACGATTGAATAAACTGTCGATTGCAGCAACGTTACCAGTCAAGTCTCTGAATTCAGGAATGAGTGCTCCGATTGTTCGGTTAACAACTGTGATCTCTCTTAAAGATAAGAAGTCGTTCATTTTTGAAAGAACGATACCGTCCTCATTAAAGTATTGAGAGTAGATAGGATCTTTTGAAAGTCTGATATTATCAGTCCAATCTCCTTCAACTACTGCAACCTCAACGAAGTAATCAGAAACGTAATCATCTGGGTGTAGATACTCAGGAATTTCAACCTTGTCTCCAAGAAGTTTGTAGTATTCCTTTACTTTAATATCGTAACCTGTAGTATCGGCTACTCTAACCCAAGCGGTTATTGATTTTCTTGATAAGTTAACTAAGCTAAAGATCTTGTTAGCATCTCTGTCAGCATTTCCAGTTGCAGGGAAAGCATCGCCAAGCTTAATGTTTTTATACTTGTTTACTGCATCAATATCAGCATACCAAAGTTTTTGAGTGTTGTAGAAATGAGAAAGGCTATCACTATACAAGTTAGAAGACCAGCCTGAATTATTTGAAGCTGACTCAGAATTAAATGTTGTGAAATAAGCTAAGTCCGTATCAACTACAGGTAACACATTTAATGCGTAAACCGGGCCCTGTCTAAGAGCAACCTCGATTGTTCTGTGGAAATAACTTCCGTTCTTTTCTAACTTTGAGTCGGTTTCACCGTACACTGCTAGTAAGGAACGCAAATCATTAACTAATACAACTGAGTTGATTGGTCCTTTTTTGCTTGATCCTATGACGAGTCTACCTGTGGAAAGCGGTAAGCTTATGTTTGTGCTCTCATCGATTTCCACGGTGTAAACACCGCTGGATTTG